CAATAGCAGCGTCTCTATCTCTTATATAATTATCTTGCCTTACCTTTGAAAGTTCTTGTTCTGAGGCACCTTGTGATTTTAATGTTGCTTCTAATATTTTAGCATCATTAGCTCTTCTACGATTTATGTCATCAATTAAGAATAATTGACGTTCTAAAGTAGCGTTAATATCATCAATTGCTTTAGCTGCTTCTTCTGCTGAACCAAATAATTTATCAAAGTTAGCAACCAATAAACCAACAGCAACAATTAATGCTCCAATACCAGTTGATATAAGAGCCGCTTTAAATGTTTGGGCACCTGTAGCACCTGCTGTGAATCCTGCTTTAATTGAATCACCAACAGCAGTGAATGTAGGACCAAATAATTTACCAGCTGCTATTAAACCATTTGAAGCATCTCTTAATCCTGAAACAACTCCTATAACGCCTAATAATTTCTTTTCAGCATTTTCAATAGCAGAAGCATCAGCTCCAAAAGCTAAAAACGCTGAACTAACAGCACCTACTGCTCCTGTTAAACCATTAAATGTATCAACTAATGCAGTTGCTCTTTGTTCTTTATCAAGACCCTCAAATTGTAATTCTACATCTTTTAATTGTGATCTTATTCCTTGTATTTTTTGTCCTAATTCAGTAAAACCAGGATCACCAATTTTAAGTGTTTTAAATTGGGACTCTAATGTTTGTAAATCCTGTTCTAACTCATTTACTGATTTACTATTTACGTCGACGTTTATGCTAAAAGTAGCCATTGTTTATAAATATTTGTTATATTATATTAATTGTTTATATGAACCAGATATGATATAATTAGCTCCTATGAATGTTGCTCTTACATCTATATCATTTGCTGTATATACAGCATTAAATGATGATGTTGGTGCTCCTGATAAAGTTATTTCATTTATCTTTGAAACAACTGCTGCTGAACCATCTCCAGTAACTTGCAATATACCACTATTAATAGATGTTGAACCTGAAGTTAATTGATAGTTAATTATATTTGATCTATTATTACCTAAAGCACTTGTGATAGTTAAAAACACTACGTTTGTAGGATCAGTACCAAAACCAAAATTAAATGGAGTAGGTGATGGATTAGATGCTGTATAGGCATTAAATGATGATGTTGTTACAAATGAACCTGTATCAATAAATGAACTACTAATAGGTACTCCATTAATTAAATACTGACCAGTGATATCAATTGAACCAGTCATTGTAGCACCTTGTGCAAAATCAGCAGTACCTTGGTTTCTTAAGTTACCTGTATAAACACTACCTGTAGGATCATTTATTGTAATATCATTAATAGGATTTATTAATACATTATTTATTGAACCTGATATAACTCGTGAACCTGAAGGCTGAATTAATACTATGTTTGTAGAATCATTTATAGTTGCATCACTAGCAATTAAAGTAATGTTTACAGTATTACCATAAGAACCAGTTGCATCATCAATATATGTTGCTGGGTTAATGACATTGTTATCACCTAAAATAAATGAGTTAGCAGTATAGTCAGTAATTGAGTTACCATTACCTACTGATATTATGTTAGTATGTGATTCATTATATTTGGTAGCACCTAAAGCAATAATATTTGGGTTATAAACTTGATATTGTTCATTATCCCAAGTAGTACCAGCATAATAATCTTTACCATCAATACCAACAACTTGTGCTATCACCTCTTGATCAGAAATAATAGCTCCAGTTTCAAAATCAGCATAAGTAATTGAACCATCATCATTATATGTGTCAATAATAGCATCAACATAAGCATTAGGTTCACTTGATCTTGGAGTTAATATTCTTCGTCTACCATTATAAGGTATTTTACGAGGTGCTGTTTTTAATAATTCAACCTCAACTGAATCTGTATTCACTAGATTAGCACCATTAATTTTGTTTATACGGTAATAATGACCGTCTATAAAAATCTTATCATTTAACTGTATATTTTGTATTTCAGATGGTTTTAATATAACATTACATGTTAATAAACGAGCATCAATGTCATATATTTCATTAATCCAGAATGACCAATAATTATCATAAGCACCTGGAATATAATTGAATCCTGGAGTACCTGGTTGACTAAATTTATATTGTCTATAAGTAGATGAATCAAAATGTAGTGAACTAGATGGTATTGGATTTAATACATCAGATCTATATGTTGGTAACGCTGTATTATAAACATTAAGAGGTATAGGAGTTGTACCATCTAAAACATAATAATAACCAGTAGCACTACCACTTACTCCTGTTGCTTCATTAGCAGGTATAGTTTGTGGAAAAGGTTGTTTATGTAATAATCTTGGTTTAAATTTGAAAGGCACTAATGCTTTAGAATCTTCTTCTTTACATAACCAAGGTACTTCAACTTGTGTTGAGTTATTAATATAACGTGTTGGAGTAGCTCCAAATATTTCTCCTAATCGTTTATCACCTTGAGCTAAATCTAATGGAGTAGTAAATTTATATTCACCATAGATTTTACCATATATTGATTTATAATTTTGACTTAATACATCCTCATCTAAGGCATCACTTAGATATAAATTACGAGCTTGACCTAATACTGGAGATGTTACTTTATATTTTGTTCCTCTATCAATAATTTCAGTCCAGTCAACAACTGTACCTTGATCTATCCAATCATTAAACGGTTCAATACGTAAAATATTTTTTTCATTACGTACTGGTTCAATTATTAAATTAAATTTTTCAGCTAATCCTTTTATAAAATCTAATATTTTCATATCAGGAGGAAACACTGAACCTATATTAACTGTACCATTATATGATGTAGGTGCACCAACAACTTTTATCCATGAACTATTAGATCCAGCTGTGATGTTAAAACGTTCATTAAATATTCTACCAACATATCTACCAAAAATTTGTACAGTATCTCCTGCTTTTACATTTAATACAGTTGCTGGTAAGCCAACAATTCCAGATGTAGCTGTACCAAAAGTACTATTTGAATTTAATACTACAGCTCCATTAACTTTAATTTGCCACTGAAATGTTCTATTGTTATTTAAAAATCCTGAAGGAGGAATATTTGATATTGTGAATGTTAGTTGAGAACCAATTGTAATACTACCTGATTGACTAGCAGTATAAGTACTTGTTGATGGATTCCAATTATTTCCTACATCTATTATTTCAGTACCATAATTAATTTTATCAAAAACAAAGTTACGTTGTGCTATTAATTGTTGAGTTGAAGTTGGAGTAGCTGTAGCACTTTGAGAAACCATGTTTACAAATGAGACTCCTTCTTTTTCATCAGGAGAACTCAACATGTAAATTGATTTGAAATAATCAGTGTTAACGAACGAAGAAGTATACTTATAATTTACTGAGGCGAATATCTCATCTAATATTGTTTTAACCCGAATAGCAGGTTTCATTTGAGATACTTTTAATGGGGTAGCTAAATTATCCATTGAACCAGTAGTAGCTACTACTCCCTTTGCTGTAAATCCAATAATAGGAGATGTAGGATCATTCACTTGTGACCCATAATTTACTAATGGATAAAATACAGAACCAGAAAACAATTTATTATCCCAAGATGATGTTACATTTGCCCAGTTATATAAATGATTATATTTTGACCAGTTATTTGCTAATGAAGCTAATGTTTTATTTTCTACTAATGTTTTAAGGTCAATTGTTTCATTTGTTACAACGCAATTATAAATTACATCATTATATTGATCACTCACAACATCTTGAATATATAATTTACCTGTGAATACTGCTGCACCATCAACTAATACTTGACATGGTGCTGTTTTACCAAATGCTACTGCTGGAGTAGTACCTAAATCAAATATATTATTAAAGTATTGATTATTTTCATCTGTTCCTGGTAATGAAAATGTTTGAGATGAAATACCAAATATCTTACCTATTTCTTGTGATTCAATAGCACTAATATCAAGTCTTAAACTGACATTATCTATGATATTTAAATCAAACTTTTGATTCTTATCATTATAGGCTCTAAGTATTACTTCAAATTCTTTACTCATTATCTTGAACGTTTACCATTTGCAAGTGCGTATGTGATTGTGTATTGGAAATTCTTTTGTGTACGTGGATTTCTTTTAGATTCAAATGATGTATCTAAAATAATTATAGGTAACATGATATTATATTCTTGAATAAACACGTTGGGTGAATAAAACATTGATTCTACCCAATCAGCCTCTGATTGTGTTAAGAAATCAGAATTAGCTGTGAATATCTCATCAATGTTTATATCATAGTAATTTAATCCTCTACGTTTTTTATTATATGGTACTGTTGATGATGGAGTATTATATTGTACAAAATTTCCAGTGAATTGACCTCTTTGTAATGCTGTTGTTTTATTACTTTGTAACTGGAAATTAAAATAATCCCAAGTACCATAATCATTTATCCAAGCAAATCTAACTCCATCATATCCACAAGCTGGTTCTTGTTTGAGAATTGTAAATTTATCCCAACTTGCATTTGTATTAATTGTATTAGCAGCACGTTGTGGTCTTAAAACTATTTCATAATAATCCCAAGGTTGTATATCAAAATTATAATTACCTATAGATGTTAAATTAGCTGGACCAATACCCATGTTAATTAATAATGAACCTGATGTTTGTGAACCTATATTATTTGAAGATGTTTGAACAGTTGCAACAGTACTCCATAATTGAGCTGATGATGTTCTAGGTCCTCCATATTCTATTTCATTACCAGGACTATTAATATTATACTCTGATGATGAAAATACTAAACTACCAGTATAATACACGTTATAATCAACAGCATAAATGTCTTGTGCGGTTGTTGTGCCTCCAGTTAGATTGCCGTTTATAGCCGATATAGTTAGGTAATCTCCAATTCTAGCTGATTGGGTTCTAGGTGCATCTGTTAAACAAACATTTTTAGTAAATGAAGCACTAGATGGAGTTGTTTGAGGAGAATAAAATGAACCAGTATTCCAGTTCCAATCACCTGAATTAGGATCTAAAATACCATTAACAAAATAATAATAATTAATAGATCCTGTTTGTGCTGGAGAACCAGTAACATTATTCACTATACCATTATAAATGTTTACAGATGATGATACTGATGAACCATATTCTTCACCAAACGCTACTTTAAAGAATTTAGCTACTTGTGAATTTTTATGAAACATAGAATCAGCACCTATTTCAAAATAGTTAGTGTCATAAGACAAATACTGAGGTACTAATCTTCCTAAGTTAAACACACCAAAACCTGATGGGTTTGGCTGTTGTTTCACTGTTGTTAATGTTGTATTTGCTCCATCTCGTAAAACAGATATAAATTGATATTGAGCTGATCCAGTAAATGATGATGTTACTTCAAATAACATATCTGAGGATGCTAAATTTAATCTACCTGAATACTGTGTAATTTGTATACTCATTTGTTTTTAAAATATTGTTTTGCTATAGTTTCTATTGCTTGTCCAAATATACCATCTAAATCTTTTGCTAATACTGTTTCAATAGCTGGTTCTATAAATGGGAATGATCTTCTTCTTGTTTGTCCACGTTTACCTATTGACCGTTGAATAACAAAAGGTAATGCTTGTTTTGTAATACCTTGTTTAGGAGTGATAGCATTTTTAGCTATCCAAAATTGAATTGCTTTAATTGGTGGTACTCTACCAGGACCACGTTCATGTCCATCATTAACCCATTTACCATAATCTAACATTTCAATAACTAATTTATTACCTTCAACAGTAGCTGTAATAGAATTAGATAATCTACCTGTATTATCATTTCCATTACGTTGCAATATCGCTTTCATTTCAGCAACAATTTGATTGCCTACTTGTTGTATTGCTTGTTGTATAGGTGAATTAGCCATTATAATTTAGGATAGTTACAATAATCAAGTACTCCATAAGTATTTACAGTTATATTAGCCATCCAGCCAGCTACTCTATCGTTAAACGCTTCATATAACGGGCTAATGCTATTTAAAGTTACAAATTCAGACTGTTGTACACTGCCTAAATTAAACCATGAAATAACATCATAAAGATAAATTTCAGTTTGTGACTGTAATTTCAACACATCAGTATCAGTTAACTGAGGAACATCCATCATATAAAATTCAAAATTAAGTGAACGTGCTCCTGATACTCCATTAGCATTTAAAATTATACCAGTTGACTGAATTGGTCTTAAGAATGCTAATGGATATTTAACATTTTGAAATAATGAATCTAATCTATCAATTGATCCTTCACCAAATTGATTAATGGCTAAATGTTCATCACAAGCAGTTTCAAATTGATTAACAATGTATTGATATGTTGGAAAATCAGGCATATTATTTCTTATTTAAAATGTCGTTTAATTGTGTTTCATTAATACCAAATAAAGCACAAACACGATCTACTGGTTTTGTAGATGCAGCTGATATTACTTGTTGTTCAAATTCAGTATAAATTGATTTTTTAGTTTTAGATGTAGATACTAAAGGAAATGTTTCATTAGTATCAATTGTTGCTACATCACTATCTTTTATATTTTCTAAGTTTTCCATTTTATTTTATTTTAAATTGATTTTGTTTTTGTATTTCTTCGTTTTTTTCTAATTGTATTTCTGCTAACATTGATAAGTAGTTAAATACAAATATCACATTTAAATCAGTTAAGCATTTATCTCCTGTAATTTGTAAGATGGGACTTTCGCCAAGTTGATGGAGGATATATAACCAACCGTAGTGCGCGCTAATGCTCTTTTTATCTTGCTTTTGTTCTTCATCGCTTCTTCCATCATCGTATTCCATTGTGGGAAATAAAACACTGTACTTCCTAAGAGTGAGAGTTTGATATCTAAAAAAAAACCCAAAGCGCCTAACGCCACTGAAGCTGGGAAATTATCAAATTCTTTAGCTTTTTGTTTTCTCACTTCATTATCATATTTTTCTATTTTATAATAGTCAAATCCATTTTCAACTTCACCTTTTAATACTTTAAAGGTTGATTTAGCTACAAATGTACCTTTATCTAATTTATTTTCAGTAATAGGTCTATATAAAATAGCTAATATGTCATTAATGTTTTTATCTGTATCCTTAGCTAAATTTTCATAATCAACGTATTCATCTAATGACATTTTATGCATTGGACAAAAACCATACAACTTATCATTCCATTCAATCACTGGATAGAATTCAGGTTGTACATTTGTGATTAATTCATTTAATTTAGCATATAACTGAGTTACAAATGGAATTGGCCAACTTTTAACTGTATCTATTGATTCATTAGTTAATGCACTAATAATAAATAATCGTTGTTCCATTTCATCTAATGACTTTAATATTGAAAAGTCTTTATAATGTTTTACTGTGAAATACTCTGGTATGTTTACACTTATGTTCATCTATAAATAAATATTGTATGTTTAGGTTTAGTCTTTTAAAATCAAAGAGGTTCCTTTCAGAACCATCTTGAATATAAAAAACTAGTATTTGGATTATTTAAAATGTAGTGTGGGGGGCATTTAATAGTATAATTTGTTATGCCAACATGATCTTTTAGCCCCCCATTACACACTACATAGATGAAGTAAATAGTATAGAAAAAATGGCTAACTTCAGTACCTATTTACTTATCTAAATATAATGAATACTTTTTAAGATGCCAAATCTTCTTTTAATTTCTTTAATTGTTCTTTAATTCCTTGCCATAAGAGAAACTTACTGTATAGTCCGTTTTCTTCTAGGAACTCAATTGCTAGTTGTCCTTCCTCACCTTCAGTGTAAGCAATTTGAGTTAAATTTTCCTCAACTGGTTTAGTTGGGTTACGTTCTTCTTCTGTTTTAAAAATTATAGGCATATTATTTTATTTTGTTTTTATTGTATTTAGGTTTGTATTGATTATAATATTTTTTCTCTAAGTCTTTTAATATACTAACATCACATTGATCAATTAGACTATAAGTTACATTTTGATGTTTAGCTAATTTAACATATAAATACAATTGACTTGGATACCAAGTTTTAGCATAGTCTAAATTGTTAATACATGTTTTATGTCTATTCCATCTTCTATTAATTGCCTTACTTGAACCAATGTATAAACATTCATTAGTGATTGAGTCAAAGATACCATAGATACCTTTCATTTTTTCATTCCAAACTTTATATTTGGAGTACGCTGGAGTGTAATTTTGTGCTTTCATATTCATTAATAAATATTTACAATATATCGTAAGACGTTCATTTAGCCAAAAGAAGGAGTGAAAATTTTTGGATGTCTATTACCAATATATAATTTAGATGAACTGAATACTTGGTTTCTAGCTTCATTAGCTAACATTAAAGCCATAACACAATCATCATAACATCCAGATGGAGCATTAAATGACACTGTACCATTAGTATTTATTTTGTAACTATAAGTGTTTAACTCATTATATAACGCAGGAAATAATTCTTTTGACGGAAGTATTAAAGCTCCGTTTTGAATATCGTATATAAGTTTTCTAATTCCTGTCGTTTTTGAATCAGATGTTGTAGTGAATGATTTGACTTTTTTG